CATAGAGAAGTTGATGTTGCATATAACTTAAATACAACATATGAAATTAATTTAGGTAATCCAATTTACCACTCAGGGGTTCCAGAACAATCAATTACAACACATGGATTTATGATTGCTGGTTATGACCAAATGATGTACCTAGAAGATTTTCCTAATCCAGATGATAGAACAGGTTATCTAAGAATGTATTATGTAGAAAACGATGTTAAGAACTACATTAGAGATTTTGGTGAGATTGATTATGATATTGGTTATATTAAAATGAATGAAATACAAATTACAGGCATTAATACAACTGAATCAGGTTCATTTGAGTTAATCGTTAAACCACAATCAAATGATGTAGTATCAATAAGAAATCAATTAGTACAAATTCCAGACAATAATATCTATGTAAATGTTATTGCAGATAAAGTTGCAATGGGTGATCAATCAGGAAATGCTAATTACGTATTTACATCAAGTAGAAATTAATAGATGAGTGATATAAAATTAAAGAGTATTGTATCTAAGCAGATACCTGAGTTTGTTCGTTCAGACCATCCTGTATTCGTTGAGTTTTTAAAAGCTTATTACGAATATCTTGATCAGCATGAGCGTAGAGACTTATTAAAGATACGCGATATTGATAATACGCTTGATGAATTTGTCGAATATTTTAAAAGAGAATTGAATGTTTTAGGCGGCAGTGGTTTTCCATATATTAATGAAAAATTATTTTTAAGAAAAATTAAACCGCTATTCAAGTCTAAAGGTACAGAATCAGCATATAAGTTTTTATTTAAAGTATTATACAATAAACCCGCAGATATTTCATATCCATGGGATTCAGTATTAAAAGCATCTGATGGTCGTTGGAACCAAGAGATGTCATTGTTTGTTAAAATTTCAGCAGGTGATGCAAATACTTTACCTGGAAATAGAATTCCTATAATAGGTCCAAATGTTTCTATTAATGTATTTGTAACGCGCGTTAAGCATGTTCAAAATGGAACGTATGAAGTATTCATTGATAAGAATTATTTTGGACAAATAGAAACAAATTATACAATTAACTTTAATGGTATTGTTGGGCAAATTATACCAACAACAGTTAAATCAGAAATTATTAGACGTGGTGAAGGATTTAAAATTGGTGATTTGATTGAAGGTACTACTATATCAGGTGGTACAACAATTACACAATTATTAAAAGTTACAAGAGTAGATGAAAATGGTGGTATTACTGGTATTGTAAATATTAGTTTTGGCGCAGGATATGAAAATGACTTTTTCTTATTAACATCAAAAGCAAGAGTAAATGTTAATAGATCAAGTTTTACTTTAGATAAAAATACAACAAGACAATACTCATTACCAGATGATTCTTTTATTGAAAAGTATCAGGAATATGGATATGCAGTTAATCCAAACTATGCATCTCCAATTTATTCTGATACAACATATGTAGGAACATTAATTCAACAATTCTTTGAAGAAACTGGAATTGGTGAGTCAGAAGAAACAAACTTTGCATTAATTAAATTTGATATTGGCGCGGTTGCAAAATACCAAGGATATTATTCTACTAATGATGGATTCCTTGATGATGATATGTTCATACAAGATAGTAGATTCTATCAAAAATATTCATATTTAATTACTGTCGATGAAAGTTTAGATAAATATAAGACAATAGCTAAATCATATTTGCATCCTGCAGGAACAGCGTTATTTGGTGAATATCAAATCCAAAATAATTTTGTAGCAGGAATTGAAGGAAGTATTGAGCTTGCTAAGTGGGTGTCTAAAGCTACATTTACACTTATTGAGTTTGATATACCGACTGATTATACATATGCTTCTGATTTAGGTGGATTAATTAAAATTGAACCTTATGATTCTGAATTCTATGTAATACCAACTGAAGATTATAACCCACCAGGTATGTTAACATTCTATGGTGATGGTAGAAACGTATTAAGTTCTCCGGTAGTCACAATTAGTGATGGTGATTTTACAGGAACTTTAGGTGATGAAATCGGTGAAACTGTTACTGTTACAAGTGATGAACAAGATATTAATTTAAATACATTAACATTAAATGGCGGTACTGTTGATATGAATGCTACATCAATACCAACAGTTGATTTACAAAACGATATAGGAACCAATGACCTTTTAGGTCTATAATTTAGGAGTAAGCATGTTAAACGATAACATTAAATTGACAGGGCGTTTGTCAATTAAAAAGTACGATCAAGATGGAAAGGTCAACTATGAAAAAGAAGTTCCTAATCTTGTCGTAACGTCAGGAAAGGAATTCATTGCTCAAAGACTTTGTAATAATGACTTTGATGTAATGGGTTATATGGCTGTTGGTGATGATACATCTACTGCAGCTGTTGCACAAACATCATTACAAAACGAATTAGCTCGTGTTGTTGTAAATTCAGCTACACCTTTAGGAGTTTCTGCTACATTTAATGCATCATTTGGCGCTAATGTGGGCAGAGGTGCTCTTGTTGAAGCTGGTATTTTTAATGCTGCAGCATCATCAGTAAAAACATTTGACGGTGATCAAGATGTTCAAGATGGAAGTGATACTATTTCAATTAATACACATGGCTTTTCAACAGGCGATAAAGTAACATATACTGATGGTGGTAATGTTGCTTTAACTAGTTTATTAGACGGTGGAACATATTTTATCATTGAAGTTGATACAAATACTGTTAAACTTGCTGCTTCAGCATCAGATGCTTCTTCTGGAACAGCTATAAATATTACTGGAACAAGTGGAACTGGTCACAAATTAACTGCTGGTACTATGCTATGTAGAACAACATTCCCTGTTATTAATAAATCATCTACAGAAACTGTAGCAATTTCTTGGGTGATTACTGTAGGATAATTAAATGGCTTCATATTCAGTATTTAAGGCAAAATTTAAGAAAACAATTGCAGATGCTATTTACCAAGAAGTAACGTCTAGAACTGCACGCTACTATCACTGGTTTGGTAAAGAAAACTCATGGCAAGATTTCTTAAGCCCATTCATTGCTGCTAACCCAACAGAAGATGCACCGGGTGCACCATCAGATAACTTTAGATATGATCTTCACGTTAGACGTGATATCTTAACTGCAAAATTAGTTAAGCCATCTGATGTTTCTTATGTTGTAAGAAGAATTGATTGGGTATCTAATACTGTATATGATGACTATGATGATGCATATGATACAACTACTGGATTTGGATTCGGTCCTGCTTACTCCGGGGCCACACGCCTAGAAGATTCAAACTTCTATGTCCTAACATCTCAGTATAACGTATATAAATGTATCTGGAATAATTATAATAGTCCTTCTACTGTTCAACCAACCGGAACAACACCAGATATATTTGAAACTTCTGATGGATATAAATGGAAGTTTATGTACACAATGCCAGTATCATTAAGAAATCGTTTTTTATCTGGTGAATATATGCCGGTTTCAAATGCACTTAAAGCACAATTTTATAGTTCAGGCGAAGTAAATAACATTTCTATTGAAGATGGTGGTGGTAATTATAATCCAGCAACAACGACTGCTGTAATTACTGGTGATGGTTATTTACAAGATAATCCATACGCAATACAAAATGTTCAGATTACTGATGGCGGAGTAGGCTATACATCTATTCCTAATGTTACCATTTCTGAACCATTTAGTGAATACTTTGTATTCACCGCTAACTTAAATGTTAAAGTTGGAGCATACATTAAACACACTGATCCAGCAACGCTTGAAGATAATTACTATTATGTTGTTTCTGGTACTCAATTGGGTACAACTGGTCCTACACATATTACAGGTACAGTTACTAATGGATCAACACAATTAAAATTTGTAGGTAAAAGAGCAAGAGTTTCGGTAAATATTTCTGGTGGTGCTATCAGTTCTGCTACACTTGATGAAGCTGGATATGGATATGAAAACCAACCAACAGCAATAGTTGATGATCCTGTTACTAAAGATAATGATTGGCAAATTGCCTTATCTGTATCATTAGATGACATTATTTACTATAATGGTAATTACTATACAGTGACAACTGCAGGAACATGCGGCACATCTGGTCCAACTCATATAACTGGAACTGAAACAAATGGTACAGCTGAATTACAATTTACTGCAAAAGATGCTGAATTGCTTCCTGTTACAGAAAAAACAAATGCGCTTATTAACTTAATTATTTCTCCAGGTATTGACTCTGTATTTAGAGTGATTGTTTCAAATCCAGTTCCTAAATATACAGAAGCTCCTAATGTAACAATAGCCGCTCCTACTTCAGGAGTACAAGCAGAAGGAACAGTATCAATATTAAATGGCCGTGTATCATTAATTAATTTAACAAATCCTGGAAGTGGGTATACCTCAGCTC